GCTCAACTAAACTACGGAACTGCGCACGAGTAAATGAATCGTTAAATTCAAACAACTGGAACTTAGCAGCAGTTGCAATTGCTTTTTCCATAACGATGAATAGACGACGAACATTGATACGATCGAACGCACTTGGCTTAGCAAGCAATGTCTTGTCGCCGAATAGAACAGTACCTTCTCCTGGGAATGTAACCACAGGGTTAACACCATTCTTGTATAGTTCATCACGATCAGTCTTAGTTGGATTAACAGCCAAGCGAACAACATTCTTAACTTGACCACGATTTAAACCACCTGGAGAGAACCATGGATCGTTAGTGTAATCAGTACGTGCACATAGACCAGCAATGTCACCATTTAGTGGAATGTAACGATATTTGTCGTTGTAGCGATCGTATTGATATTTGTAACCAGTATCTAGAACACCGTATGATGTGCTTGGTAGAGAGTTGCGATATGCGATCAACGCATCAGTCGCAGTAGAACCACTACCAACAATCACATCACCAGAAACGCTCTGTGGAGATGCGAACACTACGCAGTCTAGACGAACTTCTGCCACATTGTTGATAACATATGTTGCAGTTGCAGCAGTTGCTTTACCAAGCATAATGAGAGAAACATCGAAACGAGAGTCATCTGCAAAAATTGCAAACGCTGATTGTTTCTGACCTTCAGTCAATGCTAGATCGTCAACACCACTTGATAGAGAACGAGAGATTGATACTGTTGTAGATTTGAAGTTATTGCCTTTAGCTAATGAACCCCAGTTTGCTTCACCAACACCAGCAGATAGTTGTGTAGGGTGATCCATCCACCATACATATGCAGAACGTGAATTAACTACATCTTTGTAATAGTTGTTGGAACCATCAAACTTTTTAGCATCGCTTGCTTTTGAAACGAAAGCAAACTTCTCTAGGACTTCGCCTTGTGTGCCAGTGAATGCGCCATCTTCGTCAATAATGATAACGTGTAATTCGTCATTTAGACCACCAGCAGCTGCAGCGTAATCAGAAGTTCCTGGAGCAGAATCAAACTCAGTACGATAAGTCCAAGTACCGAATGTTGCTGCGTCAGCCATAGAAACTTTTAGAGAGTTACCTAATGCTCCTGGGCATCTTGCAGCCCACTCACCAACGATACCAGCACCATTGATATAATTGTCTAGGTATTGTTGTGTGTTATTAATTTTAATACCACCAACAGTAACAGTAGCTGTAGCTGAAGCAGCAGAACCGCCACCACCAGTAAATGTTACAGTAGGATTAGTAGAGTAACCACTTCCAGGATTTGTTAAAGTAATTGCTGTGATTGAAGAAGCAGCAATTGTTGCAGAAGCAGTTGCACCAGTACCACCACCACCTGTAATTGCAACAGTAGGAGCAGTAGTATAACCTGAACCAGTAGCACCAACAGTAACTGTTGTAACAGTACGAGTTGTTAGAGTTGCTGTTGCTGCGGCAACAGTAGTAATTGTGTCGCCTACTGCTGGAGTAATTTCAACAGTTGGAGCAGAAGTGTAACCAGAACCTGGAGCAGTAACAGTAATACCAGTAATCGCACCACCAGAAACAGTCGCAGTTGCAGTAGCACCAGAACCACCACCACCTGTTAGGGCGATAGTTGGTGTGCCAACATAACCTGCACCACCATTGCTAACAGAAATGCTTTGAACACCAGCTGCGGAAAGAACTGCAGTTGCTGTTGCACCAGTACCACCACCACCTGTTAAAGTAACAGTTGGAGTAGAAGTATATCCAGTACCACCACTAGTTACGGTAATAGCAGTAACACCACCACCTGATAGAGTAACTGTAGCAGTCGCTTGTGTGCCACCTGGAATATCAGGAGCACCAATAACAACAGTTGGAGCGGAAGTATATCCAGAACCACCTGCAGTTAATGCTAGAGTTGTGATTGTTCCAGTTGGGACAGCAACTGCGTTTTTCGCATTTGTTGCGTCACCACGAATGACTAGTAGATTACTAGTGTATGATAGGAAGTTTGCAGCAGTGAAGAATGAATCTGCGTTAGAGTCAGTAGGTTTACCAAACTGTCTAACCAAATCATTCTCAGAAGAGACACGAACTGGATCCAAAACTGGACCCCATACAAACGCACCAGCAAAACCACCTACAGAAGTAGATACGGCTGGAACGATAGAAGTGAAATCTTTTTCTACGACTGCAACGCCTGGAGATAATTGAAACGGCATTGTAATTCTCCTTGTTAATAAGTTTACCTAGACAATTTGATGTCTACATTTTATTTAGTTTTTACACGATTTCTAAAAGTTTAGAGGAGGTTTCTCAGGACTTCCATCGTCGTAAAACCCAAACGGAGTTAGTTCTTCTTCAATGGCTTTCATCTGTTTCTTATACATTATCTCTCTAAGGTTAACATTATTTAGGTCTTTAAAATAAGAGTTAGTTGTAAGCCAGCTAAACAGAACCAACGGCATAACCAGATCATCATGATATCCATCATCAGCCTCATACGAACCCTTCTTCTCAATAAATGTTGAAATTTCAGAGATCGTATCAGCGTCATTTACGATAAGTTTATTTTCCTCTATTAGTGCCTTCAGATTATGGCATCCAATTCTTTTAATTTTTTTATCGGTATTTACACCGAGTTGCGTCTTACCACCACCAAATCCGCCAGAAACCACCTGACCATTTGTATGGCGAGTAACCATCAGTATGTTCTCATATTCCATTTCAGAATATAGAATATGAGCCACCTGTTCTGAAATATTAGTCTCTAAAAGAACCCAAGCAGTATTGTAATCTTTACCTACTTTGTAAATTATGTTTGGATAAAGTAGAGGACTAATTTCATTATTTCTATATTTTGCTACAATCTTATATGGGACTTCAGTAATATCAATAACTTGAAACGCTGAATAATCCCCACCAACACCTTTTGCAATATCTGCAATTAAACAATATACATGATTTGCTTGAGGTTGCACATATATGTCTAATCCTTCTTTCTGATGTATTGGTGCATCTGGACTCATCTTTGCAATACAATCAGCACGAATCAAAGTTAAAGACGAACCCAAGAAGTTACACAAAACTTCCTGTGTAAATTTAAGTTCACCCAACTGTGCCTTTTGTTCAGCAGCCCATGCTTCATCACGTCCTGGAATTTCCCAGTAAGGAATAAACAATGGAACGAATCCATTACGTCCCTTTTCTGCATCAGTCCAAAACTTCCAAAAGTGATTATAACCAAGTGGTGTAGAACTTAAAAGAATCTTAGTTGTTTGACCAGCAGAAATTGTAGGATAAACAGATGTAAAGAATTCTTCGGCGACATTGTTTGGAATAATTGCAGCTTCGTCAACGTATAGTAAGTTTACAGATTTACCACGAATACCCGAACGACCAGTCGCTGCAGTGAAAACTTTTGATCCATTTTCTAATTCAATGTCACCTTTGTTCCAAGTTAAAACACCTTGTTGCATCCACAAAGGAAGTCCTTCATACATAGTTTGATAACGATCAAGAACCTCTCGTGCAGCGTCTTTTTTGTTTGCTAGAATCGCTACGTTTTTATTTGGCTGAAATAATGTATACCAAAGAATATACGCAGCAGATGTTGTAGTCTTACCCTGCTGACGACCTTCCATAAGAATCACACGACGATTGTTATGAATTACATCAATCTTTTTCTTTTGACAATCGTATAATTTAAATAACTGTAATCCGTGATCCAGTGTAACGATATAGCAGTAGTTTTGAATAAAGTAAATCGGATCCTGAGCACATTTAATATACTCTTGAATCTCTGCTGGTGTAAATGATACACTTACATTTGCAGCTTTTAAATTCGCATTACTATTATAAATCTCAGCCATAAATTAAAAATCGTCTATCCAACTCTCGGATGTTACAGTACCAGTAGTTTCATTTCCTGTTGCCACAAACACTCTATTTGAATTGCTGAAATCTTCTTTTAAACCGATCGTAGCGTTAACTTCTTTAATAACACCTTGACCAGTAATTGCTCCAAATAGATTCGTTTTAAGTTGAAAGTTTAATGTATGAGTCACAAATCTTCTAGTTTGAAAATCTCCATCATACTCATCCGAAACTGTAACACTATTTAATATAACAGGAACTTCAGTTTTAACATCCATCTCTGGAAGTTGATTAATAATTAGTGTGTATTCTGGAGTAAATGTTGGAAGAATCTGTTCAAGAATTTGTAGCCCATCTTCTTGTGTTTTTGTTAAAATGTAAAGAGAAATATCAATATTATATGGTACAGGTGTATATACAGTGGACAGAGAATTTTCTCCCTCACCACATGTAATCTTCTGCATTCTATTTAATTTTCTTTGTGCATCATAATTATAACCGAGAATCTCGAATGACATTCTTGGTAGAGAAGTATATGTATAATTTTCTAAAGTTGGATCTTGCTCAAGACGAACAACCCATTTTTCTTTTGGTGCGTATGCCAGTGGAACTTGTAGTCGCTGAATGGTAGTTCCATTAACTGAATCACCTTGTTTACGATCGATATAGACGTCACTAAACAAACGACCAAATGCTACGATCGTTTTGCGAATTATTCCGTGATAGAATACATTATTGTTTAACATGTTATGCCTTAATTATCTGAATATTGTCAAGCAATAATTCACCACCAATAACTGTACCAAATGTTGAGTCCCACGATCCAGCAATAAACACAAATGCATAGTTACCCTGCTCACCAGATGCGATTACTCTTGACACTTCTGCCCAATTTGTTCCCTGATTAAAGTTTGGACCAGTCACATCAAGCAGTTGAATGTATGAACCAGTATCTTGATTTACAAGGTATGAGTAAATATTATAAGCATCACTACCAGCTAGTGCTTTCCACCAGAATTTGACAGTATCACCAACTGCAAATGGAACTGAGAAATCACTATATACTGCTGGACCATACATGATGGCTCCTCCAGGAACAACTCCATATTGTGGCACACCCATGGTCAATCTTATACATTGAGTTTCACCTGATGGTGGTTTGTCTGCTGTCTCTAATTTATAAGAGAATGATGGTAGTTGCGATACGTTTAATACATCTCCTGGACCACCACCTGGATTTGGAGTTGGGTCTGTTGGAGTTGGGAATCCTGCGATTACAGAGTTACCATTTAATCTAACTCTTCTATCTAAAACTCTCCATCCACGAATACCTTGCTCGAATCCATAATTTTCAAATGTTTCTAGAATTCTTGGTGGAACTCTACGCATAGCCATGTTTGAGATTTTACCACCCGCACCTTTAAAGAAAGACACACCAGTTGTTGGTGTTACTTCTGAACCAGCTGCAGTAGATGCCCAAGAAACTTTTACATCGCCACCCCATTGAGATCGTTGATCTGTATAATCATTATCTAAATTTGTTTTGTAAATTGTAGATGTAGATTTTGATGCAAACCAACCTTTAACTTGTGCTGGAGTTGCAGTTAGATTATTTTCTAAAAACAATGTTGCAATACCAGAGATCTGTGGGGTTGCCATAGATGTTCCAGATATATTTGCTTGTTTAAAATTAGAATCTAAATGATACGATGCAGCACTACCACCAAATTCATTAATGGTGCTACAAGAACTCATAATATTAGATCCTGCTGCAAAAATATCTACACCTGGACCAGCATTTGAGAATACTGATTTTTGATCAGTGGTAGCATTATAAACAGTGCTATCCATAGAGCCAACAATAATTGCCTCAGATGAATACGGACTCATACCACGATGATAGTAAACTTGTCCAACACCTGTTTTGTTATAGTAGTTATTGTAATCTAATCCACTCGGAATATCAATTTTAGTATATTCGTTGCCAGCAGCAATACAAACAATAACACCTTCATCAATTAGTTCTTCGATATCCACATCAACAGAAGCGACACGTACTGGATGTCTTCCAGATGGAGAACCTGTCATACCATATGCTGTATTTTTAACCGAGCCAGACCATGGCGTTCCACGATAATCGCCACCATTAATATTTGTAAAAGTAGTACCATATCCC